TATCAACATTCCCCGTATTTTTAATCTGGTACTGGTTGAGCCGGGCAAGAGCTTTGTGCGTGTTATACAGTCAATTGGACGTGGCATTAGAAAAGCGGAAGATAAAGATCATGTTCAGATCTGGGACATAACATCAACATGTAAGTTTGCCAAACGCCACTTGACCAAACGCAAACAATTCTACAAAGAAGCCAACTATCCTTTCTCAGTAGAAAAATTAGAGTGGATGAAGATCAAATAAATTTGACTTCTACTACAAAATAATGTAATATACAACTATGCGAATATTAACACTAGACAATCAACACTACGACCTTGACCATTTGCCTGAAGAGGTGGATGACATGCGGTTTGCCATACTAGACAACTCTAATCCAGCAGATCCTGATTATCACTTTATTCCGCTAATCTTTTTAGAGAGTTTTAACAGTCCGGCCTTGGTGTTACGCATAGGCGATAACACAATCAAAATGCCCATGGACTGGCAGATACTAATAGGCGAGCCTGAGATTGGTGACCTGGAAGTGTTACCACTGACATCGATCAACGATCGTGGATTCAAAGTATTTCAGTTTAACCCGCTGAGTAGTTTCCGTCCTAGCTTTCCTGATATTGAGATCTTGGATGTGTATCACGAAGTGTCATGGTATGCCCCTAAACTTAAAAATGGACAAATGCTGTCTGTACCAATTACTGACGGTGACAAACCTGATTGTGTGTATTTTGTCAAAGACATTAGTCGCAACTGCGAGATTGTAGATTATAACAAGGCTTGGTAATGACCTACACTGAACCTGAACTATTTGAAATAATTAATCGATTAAGTCGTATCTATCTGGAAAGCTATCCAGATGATCGAGAAGGCCTAGAACGTTTCCTACGTTGGGCACATAATCAATATGGCTACAAGTATGGGCAGTCTTAGACCAGATGTTCCTTTGATATATGAACGTGTTGGTCCTGTAGTATACGCACGTGAGTTTGGTGCAACAGAACGACATGTAGTTGGATACGAAGTGAATCAAGAAAATAAAATACTCGGGCTACCACAAAGTCGTGTTGCTAGGATTCTAGCCATACAACAAATGGCCGAAGCGGATCCGGGTATGCGGGAGTTATGGGATCAACTTGAGATACTGTATAATTTAAAAAATACCAATGAGTAACATAAAGTTAGCCATTTGTGGAGATAGTTATATGACTACTGATCAAACTGGTATTCATTGGACTGATCAATTGCCGCCTGACCTGCATAAAAAAATATTAGCAGTAGGTGCATGTTCAAATGTTTTGATTGCAAATCAAGTACGTTATGCAGTAGCACTTGGGTACAATCATGTGGTTGTGAGTTTTACTAGAAATTCTAGATTTGAATTTGATCGAGACTCTGCGCATTCAGTAACAGTTACTCCAGATCTAACTTTAAATGAGCACTATACCAAAAGGTGGAAACATTCAATAATGTCTGATGCATATCCTGTAGAAAAAACTTTTGTAGATCATTATTATGGGTTGGTAGCAACAGATTTTTTAGCACTACAGTCATATCATGTTGTGCTGTCTACTTTGAATTTTTTAAAAGCAAACAACATAACATTTGCTTACACACTTGGCGGTACTGAATTGCCAGAACATGTGTTCAAAAATATGAGCATACCAAACGAGTTAGAGCAATACCTTGCAAACAAGATATCCGCAAATCTTTGGGATTACCCCAATCCCACATTACACGGCTATCACGTGTATGATTGTGATTGGCAAGATAAGTTCAAGCAAGCGGTAGGAGAAACACTGGGTATTGACTTTTGTTAACATAGTGTTATAATAGTAATATGACTGATAAACTAAGCATTGCTAACGAGATGAAAATGTTTGACCACAAGGTCAGAGACTTCTATGACGAGTTGTCAGAAGACGAGCGCAAGAAGTTTGCTCCATTCCTTATGATACGATGGGGATCGGCAGTAGAAGGTTCGAGAGATCTACAGGAGTTCTATGTTATTTCTACAAATGAACGTTTAAACAAAAACTTCTTTAACATTAACTCAACTCGACATCGTAAACTGCAATGGCTCATGGCCACAACTGTGAGTCCAGGACTGGGCTCAATGAGACACAACTGGATTGCTCCCAAGAAAAAAGAAGCAGGTGTTGGCAGTATGAAAAAACAATTGGCAGAGCTGTTCCCGCATTACAAGTCAGACGAGATAGATGTCATGGCAGCAATAACAACCAAAAAAGAACTTGATCAATACATTAGAGCACATGGCCGAGACAACAAGTAAGTTTACATGTGAGTTTTGCAAAAAAGAGTTTGCAAGAGAAAGCTCTATTGCAGTACACATGTGCGAGCCCAAGCGCAGGCGTATGGAACAAAGTGAACGTGGTGTACAACTGGGATTCCAGGCCTATATCAAATTCTACGAAATGGCACAAGGATCAGCAAAGCTAAAGACCTTTGAGGACTTTTGTGACTCGCCATACTATAGGGCATTTGTAAAGTTTGGCCGCTATTGTGTGAACACACGAGTTATCAATCCAGCACAGTTCATGACCTGGTTGCTAAAGAACAACAAGAAAATTGATAATTGGTGCAGTGACAAAATCTACACAGAATACTTGTTGTTTTACCTACGAGTAGAAGCAGTGGCAGATGCACTGGCCCGTGCAGTAGAATACAGCATTGACTGGGAAGAAAAACATACACATCCGGCACATGATTGTTTGCGTTATGGCAATAGCAATGTTTTATGTCATGCAGTAACAACAGGACGAATATCACCTTGGGTGATATATAACTCAGCGTCAGGCCAAGAGTTTTTAAACACGTTAGACTCCTCGCAGATTGCAATGATATGGCCCTACATTGATAGCGATGCCTGGTCCAAGAAGTTTCACGACTACTCAGCAGATCAAGAGTATGCCAAAGAGATTCTAAAACAAGCAGGGTGGTAATGAAAAAGTTGGCTGCCATTGGTGATAGTTTTTCCACAACCACGTATGGAAGTAGTTGGCCGGATTATATAAGCGATCGCTTACAAAGTAGTTTAGTCCGTGCATGTAGTGCCGGGGCAGGTAATGCATTTTATGTAGAAAAGTGTCATGACATTGTAAAAGATCCTGAAGTAGACTTGGTAATTGTTCAACTTACTGAACCCTCTCGAGTTGTAATTGGATCTCAAACCTGGCAGGACATACAAGCAGGCCATCGGGAACACCCAATTCCTGCACCTGAAGATTACTACGACCCTTCTCATAATAACATTTACAAAGACATTGGCTGTTATACCATGAATGTGCATGACAATCGTCGGTGGCTAGATCCACTAACTGGACAAGATTCAGGCGACTTGGATAAGTTTTGGTTACGCGAAGTAGCAGGCACAAGATTTTATAATTATCAAACTGTCCACAATATTTTGGCAATCAAGGCACTATGTGACCAATGGAACAAACCGCTAATATTTTTTTCCTGGTTTGTTGACAGTTTTGAATTGATACTACCTGGATATGAATGGTTACACAATGTTGTTAATATTGTACCTGGATCGGCAGCCGCAGAATGCAATCGTATGATGCTCAAAAAAACTGATTGTGGACACTACGCAACTGCAGAATCACAGCAACTGGTTGACACATGGCTATGGCCTCATGTACAATCTATATTAGAGGATATGAGATTATGAGTGCAGATATTGATATTGACTTTGCTGACCGAGATAGTGTACTGAAACTGATACAGTATACGTCAGCACGGCAGATCACACAAGACCAAGTACGTCGACACAACTCTGGAGTGTATGTAACAGACATTCCCTACGATCCCATAAACAACTGTGCGGCAATAGAATACGACCAAGCTGAACAGCGTGGTTATTTTAAAATAGACTTTTTGAATATGAGTGTGTATCAGTTAATTAAAAATCCTAAGCACTATCAAGAAATGTTGGCAGCAACGCCGCCATGGGATAGACTTTGGCAAGATACTACATGGGCAAAACAACTAGTTCACGTGGGCAACTACACAGACTTGTTGAAGAACATGCGCCCAAGTACCATCCCACAAATGGCAGCATTTATATCAATTATTAGACCAGGCAAAGCACACTTACAGAATCAGCACTGGCCGGATGTGTTTGCTAGTGTATGGGATGGGGATGACAGTCAAGGATACACGTTCAAAAAGTCGCACAGTTTGTCTTATGCTATGCTTGTGGTACTTCATATGAATCTACTCAATCAAGACGTCGAACCAGTGTGATACTTTTTCGCTTGGCTTTTTTGCGGCCAATATCTAATAAACTGCAAGCAGGTCCATGCAAGATTTCTAAATCTTTGTTGACAAAAGTGCGTAGTGTGTAGCGGAACGGTTCCCACTCAGTGCGCAAAAATATGTTAATGGGGATAGATCTGTTGCTTTCCCACCACCATGTTGTGGCCAGTTCCAAGAACTTCAGTTTATCTTCTTGCAATGGTATACTACCAAAGTCGTAGATGGTTGTGACTGCGTCGTCCCGATTCTGAACTACCCCCACGTATTCCACGTTTGCATACACGCACAGCGTAATAAACGGATACTTTTCCGTCAATTTGTCAAAGATATTATTACCCATAAATATTGTTCTATGTATTCCACCACCGTTTACTTATATCAGCAAATCACCAGAGTGTTATTGATTGACACCAGCGGTGGCTATTTCACAGCGAGGTACGATCCAGTGTACGCAAAACAACTAACTGTAAACAAAGGCGTTGATAATGTGCTTTTGTTTGAATTTATTAATCAGGAACAAAAACCTGTAAACATCACCGGCAGCACATTTGTGTTCCGTATGATTGGCCAAAATGGCGATGTGCTGTTGCTCAGCAAACCAATGGAAACGTTGAGTGCCGCACTTGGCAGAGTCAAGGTAGTGCTGACAACAGAAGATACCATTGATTTGGTAGCACAGCCTGCTAGTTACAGCATACAACGTACTTCGGGAAATTATGTTCAAGCTGTGTACACAGATGCCAATAGCCAAGCACGAGCAGATTGCAACATTGTGGACTCTATACTGCCAGAATTTCAAGACAGTGCCAACTTGACTATACCCACAATTTATGGCCCAAATGCTTGGCCGCAAAATCCTCCAAGCACCTGGCCAGACTGGGCTCTTACACCGCAGCCATTGAATGCCGCACACGCAACAGAATTTTATTCAAGTCAAATTCCCACACACGGTGCCAGCTTGACCACAATTAAAATGGATCTAACACATTACACAGGCACAATCAAAGCACAAGCAGCCGAGGACTATGAAGCACCTTGGTATGATGTGACCGACTCAACACAGTACATGGATGCAACAGAAAGCATTTATCTTAATGTGCTTGGGTTTCATCCACTGCTTCGGGTGGCATTCAATCAGAGCCAAGGATTTGGCGCCACTGCCACTGCCACAGTGGTTGACGGAATGGTCACAGGTATCACAGTCAACAACACCGGCCAAAATTATGTGGCAGCACCAAATGTGTTAATTGTGGGCAATGGTGCAGGAGCCAAGGCAGTGGCCAGTATAGGATCTGATGGTGGCATTGGTCCTATCACTGTGACCGACCCAGGCTCTGGATATTTGCCAATAACATTTGGCAATCCGGTATATGCCAGTGTTGTCATAAACAATGGTACTATTACCAATTTGATGTATCGTTGATTGCTTTTTGTCTGTGAATCTGTTATACTATACAGATGCTAGACATTGTCTCCTACTTACCCGGCAAACGAAAACAGACTCCATCGGGGTGGATCAGCTTCAATGCAGTTTGTTGCAGTCATAATGGCAACAACATAGACAAAAGACAACGTGGTGGTCTAAAGGCCACCGAACAAGGGTGGAGTTATCACTGCTTCAACTGTGGATACACCGCTAGTTTTATCCTTGGCCGCTCAGTGAGCTTTAAGGCCCGTAGGCTCTTGAACTGGCTTGGTGTACCTGATGCCGAGATTGATTATCTTAACTTGGAAAGTCTGCGCCACAGGAGTATCAATGGCATATTAG